CTTGAACCACGCTCTAATAATGCAACTGTTGTTCCAACCGCTGCTGCCTGGTTGCCATCACCAACCTGCATATCAGCTATGCTCGCGAATCTTTGACCTGCTTGCACAACAATACCTAATAAATTTAATAATGTTTGTGATGGTTCTTTGTATGGTAGTGGAAAGAATGCATCACGTAAAGATCCACCTGGTGCATCTACATCTTTAAACTCACCTGGTTGTATCGGAGCTGCCTCATCTCTAACTCTGACACCTCTCTGTTTAAATCCTGCTGGTAGATTTGATAAAGTCCCTGCGTCTAATAATTGACGGAGAGCCGC